CTCGCTGGTATCCTTGTTAAAGGGAATCCCATTACTTTCGTACTTCAATTGGGTATCAATTCCAATTGCACGGTGTTCTCTTGTCACTTTTCAGTTTACGTTCTTCCACCTCCCCTGCATTACTGCTTCCTGGGCGCGGTTGGGAGCCCCTTCTTATTTCACACCTCACTAAATCGTTCGGCGCCTTCTAAAATATTAGGTGATAGATGATTAATAGGTTTGCCATCATTCCTTATCCTACCACAGTCTATAGTGCACACGGTATGAACCGGTAGCTTCGGGTACTAAGTAATACTGTAGATCCTAGGCTGTTATGCTGTTCCAATATTCCATATATCGATTAATTTTCGATTTATTACTTTTTAACACTTTTCTGCTTGACAGTCCCTTTCGGGTTTTTCTTGATTTTAAGTGCTGATATTCTGAGTTTACCTCTAGGTAAATTCGGAAGAAGGTTTATTTTCTTCAGAACTCGAAGTAAGATTGTGTACTCAAATACTTCAAGAGGACTTGCGTCCCCTCGAACAGTTGCCGGTGCGGAGCTTATCAGCCCTTTATCTTTCGATATGAGCGCAGTGGGACCGCGACCGAGTAACAACACATCAGCTATTAAAACTATGTCTATGCTTTGGGTGAAATCGAAATTTCCGTGTAAAAGCGGGGTTAGGTTTATACCCCATCCAGTTAACAATCCGTCGTATGTAAATTTTGCGTAATGGTCCATCAGTAGATCTGAAATCTTAGCCTCTGCCCTTATATAGGGACTTGCGAGAAGAATTCAGAACTCGGGTCAACTTTCCATAAATAATCGTTCTTTTTCTATCAATTTTATGTACCTACAATGGGTAGTCACCAGTTGTGAGTGATCCCAATTGTATTTATCCAACACAGATACTGTTTCTTTGAAAAGAGACACAGCTATCTTATTAATCTTCAATCTGATTTCAGCTCAGAATATTACCGGCATTATGCCGAGGTACGTGCCAATATCTTCCTGTAAACTAGGAAAAGGGGTAAAACCCTCCCTGGAATTAAGGTCAAGATATTGTCCTGTC